GGTGTCCTTCTACTCACAAAAAAACGCCCCCCTTTAGAATAATTACATCTTTGACATGCAGCAACTAAATTATCATCGCTATCTAATCCACCTAGTCTTCTAGGTATTACATGATCTACTGTATCAGCCTCTTGAGCGCAGTACTGGCAAATGAACCCATCCCTACGAAGTATTCTCTCTCTTGTCTTACGCCATGTTCTCGTACCAACGCCTTGCTTAGCCATCAGTACCAGCCCTTCTTCTTATGAAAGGCGAGCGCATTACATGCGTTGATATGTTTGTGCCTAATGTATTTAAGTCCTTGATCTATTTGATAGTAAGGATCATTACTCTTTAACTTAAGCAATTGAGGTATTCCGTATGCACTGCTCTTAGGATTCTTGGCCTTGTAATTCCATCTACTTTCTAAATACCAAAGATCACTTACACAATAGAATTCTTTGAAATCATAGTTTAATTGCATAAACGTGTATTGCTTGTATGTGTTAATTGTTTGTGCTTGTACTGGCTCTAAGGCTAATATCTGGCTTGCAGATATGAGTATCCCGATTAGGTGCCACCTTGCGACCCATCCCCTTCGGGGGTCGCCTTTTCGCCTTGAGGGCGAATGTCTTCTAAAGGTTATCATATACAGTCAAGTCCTTTCATCATAAGTGCAGGTCAGACGGCGTGGCGTTACTCCTTACAAGCACCGCATTTATTAAATTGCATCTTCCAGCATCCACATAAATGGCATCTCTCAACCTCTTTATCCATAATGTCCTCCTCTAATCTTGCACCCTTGCGATAGCACTTCTGGCATTCAGCGATTACTACTCCTGGCACTGTGTCCCAACCAAATTCAATCTCGAAAATGGTAGATTTCTTGCAAGCATTACATTTCATAACCGCCGCTTCAATCATGGCTTAGAACCCCATCCACGACCTTTAAATATAGCCGGGGTTGCTGTAAACACCTTACGCATTACTGATCCGCATGTTTCGCAAAAGGGAGCATTGTGGTCAATCGCTAGATCAAACTCAGCAACAACTCCCTCTCGCAAACATTCGTAATCGTATTTAGGCATGATGTCCATAATCGATTCGATTAATAACTCCACACCCAACGCATTTAAGTAAGCCCTCAACGTGCACCATTCTTGGGTCATTACACATATCGCAACACTCATTAAGTGGCACGATGTCTGGTGCTACTGTTCCATCTGAATGAAACTTGATGCGTAAGCCGTCAGGCTGGATTATCTCTAGTTCGCCCATTTATTTGTCCTTATCGGGATCTGGGAAATAGAACTTGCCATTACTTGTTACCTTTGCCCATTTAGGTTCACACTGATCTGCTTTGCTTTTCTCAACACAAACATATCCCCGAAATGGTCTTCCAGTCTTGCTAGTGCCTTCTTTAAGCAACATTCTGCCATGAACGCAATCAAAGGATTCTGATACCTTCTCAGCATTTAATGATTGTGCAACATCATCGACTGACCAGGCTAAGGGTGCTGGATCTTCTAAGGCAGGTGCTGACCACTCAGGAGTTGCAGTTGCCCTAAGTGCATCGACTACTGCTGCTGTTCTAGATCCAGGTGCGCCATACGTAGGCTTTTTTAAATCTCCTTCTCGTACTCGCTCCATTTCCAACTTAGATGGTCTTGCACCTTTTTTGGCGTAAGTCCAGTTAGCGAGCGCACGACCCAACGCAGAACTTTCAGACAACTCGCAAGCAAATTTATTAAAACCTGAAGTTGTTTTCGTTTCACTCGCCCAGCCAGTCGATACTGGATGTTGATCAGCCTCAGTTCTAAATAGCCGAGCCACAAATACATATTCATCACCCGGAGCGTTAGGTGCGACAACTCGCTCTGTTTCGATCCTGCCGTCTGGGTTGTCTTTCCAGAATTTAGATAATCTTTCTTCGACTGTTTCATAATCCTCCAAATTAAAAGCCATAATCTATCTCCTGTTTTCCTTGTCGGTATTCCTGTTGGGCACGAAGATCCCAAGTGCTCCCATCATGCCAAGCCTCCATGCTGTGTCGGCATTTGTCGCAGTAGGCTCTTTGTAAGCCACCTTGACTTGTTGAGATCCAGGTAGATGGATTCTGACCTTTGATCGTATGCGCTCCATATTGCGCTTTACAATAATCACACCAAACACTGGCATTAGAATTTCTCTTGATCGTCATCTAATTGACCTGTGAGGACGTCTTGATAGAAACCCATGTATGCAATTGCATCCACTTGGCTGTCAAAATGTGAGGGCGTTTCAACCAAACGAGCGAGTTTGACTGCGACCATTGCCAGGACAACTTGGTGTGGAGTAATTGGTGTTTCAAGTATTCCCGTCCAGAGTTCTGCGATTCGTTTATGGTTGGTATAAGGAGATCCATAAACTCGACCTCGATCCTGTGTAAGTATTCTTGCTTGGTCAAATAGCCTCTCACGATTAGCGGACACTTCTTGACACTTTCATGCCTTGTTCGTATCCAGCGCGCCATGCTGCATCAGTCTTTCGATTAATGCGATCTTCTCTCCATGCCATAAATGAATAAAAAGCAATGAAACTAAGAAAAGGTAATAGTAAAAACATGTAATCATTCACTTTGTTGCCCACTCCCAAATGTCTTGTGGTACTGCGACAGGATTTCTGTCATCGATAACTGTATATCTAGCACCTGACGGATGTATCGAAGGCGCAGCGGCAACATACCCTTTATATTTAATATCTATGCCATCGGATAATTTGCCACGATAAACGGCTGCTGGACTTGTTGCATAGTAAAGGTGTAATCCATCGCCAGTTTTGACTGTGTAAGTAGGCTCAAATTGTTCTAACAATTGGCCACCATTACGATAATCAATATCAAATACGACTAGCCCGGATGTTGAGCAAGCAATACCGATATTGATATTTGTATCATAATCAAACCAAAAATTGATAAGTTTATGATCTGTTGTTGCTGATAGATACGCCCTGCGGCATAAGTCAAAATGTGGATCTTTTTTGTTTGGTAGTAAAGGCATCACTGCCCATCCACGATCTGCATACTCCAGTGCTATTTCCCTGGTGTTTGTTTCTAGTTTCATTTATTGCTCCCTATCGGATTGGTTGTTTCCGATACGAGAAATATCCTCTAAAGGTGGGATCGGATCAATCTGCTAGTCGGCGTGTTATATAACAATACTGTTATCAATGACATCAATATGCTCATCGATTGTGCGTGGCTTGTAGTCTGTTTCTCTAGACATATGACTTGCCTAATGCTGTAAATGATCCATCTTTGTTGATCGGGATAAGCGTTGGGGTCATGTTCTTACCATCCCAGTCCAGTATTACTATGCCCATCTGCCAGTTAGCAATTCCCTTTGTGTATGAGGCTTTCGCTTTGTTCATTAGGTTGCCGGCCTCTATGCCGTAAATCGTCCTGTAATGGCCTCCTAAGCCCTCAGAAAACGAAGATAGCCCTAACTTGTGCGTATGCCCAATTAAACAACTCTTACCCACCTTTTTAGCCAGATTAAGGGCAGTTAAGCCTGCGTTGGGATTGGTGTTTCCTTCATCGCCATGACCAAGCAACCAACCCTTTTCAAACTCAAAGAAGGTTTTGTGGAATGTAATGCCCATTGTGGCAAAGTCCATGAACTTGTCGTACTGTAATTCTGGCAGGCTAATTAAGCCAGGTACTTTTAAAAGAGTGTTGTATAGGCGATCAGTATGATTAGAACGGACAATATGAGCCTCTCTAGCGTGCTCGGTAAGATCCCAAAGTATTTGCTGAGTGAGTTCACGATCGCGGTGCAAAGTCTGCTCATAAGCCAAAGGTGTTTTTTCAGCCCATCGAGAAATGGTTTGAAAATCAATTTCATCGCCAACGTTAAGGACACTGTCGAACTTCTCCCGTCTTGCTAACTTGATAACATTCTTAACTGCGGCTTCATGGTGGTACGGAATTTGCAGATCCGAAATTACTAAGTATCGCTTCAGTCTAAATCCTCATCATCGTCAGTTGGATCAATCGAAGGTATGATCCCACCATCGCCGACAATCCAGTCGGGAAAGGTGTGTTTCTCAGTCATCATCCAAAGTGCGATACCTTCACTAAATCCTGCTTTACGGGCTGCCTTGTAGCATTCCTGCAAAGCGATGTAATGAATATCGATCTTTGATAATGGCTCTGGCGACTTACGCACAATCCGCTTCTTTGCAACCTTTTTGCGAGGTGCTTGCTTTTTGCGTGTGTTTGCCATGTTTTAAATTATCGCTCTAGAAGTATGTTATAGATCTCATCGACACGCTCATTCAGGCGTTTAATTTCTGCCATTAAATGAGTGATGACGTAACTAGCAAAACCACCAATTACACCGATAGTTGCGAAGTAAAGAGTAAAGAATTCCGATTGGCTCATTTCGTAGTGATGCCGTAATCACTCTCAGATCCTGACTTTGGATCTAACGCTTTAACAATTGGTGCAATTAATGCGCCAAGTAATACTGCATACTCTGGCTTCATGTCGCCAGCGATTGCTAGGGCAACTGTGATTCCAGATGCTGCTACTGCTCGCAGGTACGACTTGATTGCTGCTTTGTGTTTCTTTGATAGTTTCATACTTTACCTCCGAGAAGTGGGATGTCAAAAAACGAACTGTCCTGATCTCCCGCAGGGCTAAAAGAAATGTGGCAATGGTGCTCATGTTTGTTATATCCAGTGTAAGCCCGGTATTTCCAATTTCCTTTAGCAGACATAATTTTACCATCAAAGATTATGTAATTGATGCGTTTCTTTTTATCTGCTTTACCATAAAGCCTTAATTGCTCAACTAAGTGAACCATTAAACCTTTGATTTGGCTGATGTCTTTATCTACATCAATTGCTCTGACAACCGAAGTTTTGGCATCAGGTATGTGATCCGATTTGCCAGCAGACATGTGCCTTGCGTCCGCTATCCAACCATCTGAACGTCTGTCGCGATCTGGAAAACAGTCATCAATTTGCTCCCTTAATTGAACTGCGGATTTACTCAGCCAGGGTTTGCTCAACTGGTGCAATCCATTTCTTTCCACTTCGTGTCCAACCAAGCCAGAATGAACCATCGCATTCAACGCATTCTTTACCTGTTGCGTCTTTAGCAATTTCTAAAGTTTCTGCATCAATTACATTTATTACTAAATTATCATTTAACACTGCATAGTTTGCCATTATTTATCCTTTACCAGTAAAGAAGAACTGCGCCAACTCCGCCAGCCCCTCCAACAGAACCCGTAGAAGCCCCTGCTCCACCGCCTCCGCCTAATCCGCCAGCCCCGCCAAGTAATGCAGAACCATTATTTCCATTTCCAGCAATTCCTGCTCCGCCACCTGAACCCCAAGTCGTTCCAGTTCCTGCACCAGTTCCGCCTGTAAATCCAAACTTTAAACTACTTCCACCAGAACTTGCTGCCGATGTGGTTGCTCCTCCGCCACCGCCTGCAAAAAATCCAGAAGTTCCCGCCACCGCTCCTGTACCATTTCCACCTGCACCAGATGCGATGCTGTCATCACCGGTGTAATAAATGTTGCTAGTTGAACCAAAATTGTTTGAAACAACAGCGCGACCACCTGGTCCACCGGTAGATGCTGATTGTGTTGCAACTGCTGAGTTAGCAATTGAAGAAAAAGTATCGCAAAAAGTATTTCCACCAAGTCCAGGTGTGCCTGCGGATGCAGTTCCGCCTGCGCCAATTGTTATTTTTGTTGGTGCTGGTATCCAAGCCATCAAAATGCTTGCCCCGCCACCGCCTCCAGCAGCCGCGTTGTTAGATTTTCCACCGCAACCTCCACCAACCATTACTGCAAAAACATAATCAGGTAATCCAGTAATGCCCGTTGTTGTTGTCGTATAAGTTTGACGAAGTGAAATGCCTGCTGGAATAGATGCCAATGGTGTTCCAATTAAAGTTCCCTGTGGTAATCCACCAAGTGAGTTGATAGCCATTAAGCGATCTCGCTTCCAAATAAATTAAATGAAAGGTTTGCTGATGATGAATAAACTCTAATTTTATCAGTAGCATCCACTGTTAAACCAAGAGTAAACGAAGTAATACCATTTCCAACAACTGAAGCATCGTAAACAATGTAATCTTTTGTAGCAGTCGCTGCACCATTGACTGATACTGAGATTCTGTAAGTCGCTGAAGTTGCTGCTCTGTTTGCTACGACCAAAGTTGATACGATCGTTTCAGTAGCGGCTGGCACTGTGTAAAGATCAGTTTCTGTTGTCGCTGATGGAGCAACTTGCCCCAATACTTTATAGACTGTTGTTGCCATGAATTAAGCCCCCATCAATAGGAATGAATGAACGATTTCGCCTTTAGAACTCTCAATTTTATTAACTGTGGTGTCGATGGCATTACCCAAAACACGCATTGCATCTGCGCCATTCTTAACGAAATCACTGTCGTTAGGTTCAGTCCATGAATAATTGGGTGATAGTGCCATTGTGCTCCTTAGTTGTAATTAGACCATTGTATCGTAGGATCAACCGCCGACCATGTAAGAGCAGCAGAAACATCCTGCCATCTAATAGGTGTGAGGCTGAAAATTGATGATGTGGAATTGACTGAAATTGAGATGTTGGTTCTGGATATACTCCAAGTCCAACCCTCGACAAAGCCTTGATAATTGGTGTGAATAATAGACTTGGGCAGATCATTGATCTCGATTGGCTTACCCATATACATTTGAAGGAATGTATCAATATCGGCATTTGAAAGATTAGGGTTTGTAAGAGCGACTGTGAAGGCTTTGATGTTGGTTTCAGGATTGGCTTTAAGGGCAATATATCTGCTTGCCTGATATTCGGCTTCTGCGGTGTTATGAAGTTCAGTCAGGATCGAGGCTGCTATTTCTCCATATGTAGTAATTGATCCACTGGATGATGCGGTAGTGCTGTTATTTGATCCATAAGTTAAATAAATTGAGTTAATAACATCGATGGCAGTTTTTTGTGATGTTATCGAAAATGCCTGAATATAGTTTTGTGGGATTTCCCAATATCCATAAGTTTGCGCCTCAACTGTCCTACGGCTCTCATTGGCATATCCAACTTTGCCATCTGTAGTTTCATAGATGTATCCAAACGCCATGTCAGCATATTTAGAGGCTAGGAAATAAGAGGTTGCTGTACTGCCTGATCTTGCATCAAATTCATAAACGCCTGGTGTATCTACAACATCAACTGAAACTCCTGCCTCAGTAAATATGCGATCCATTCTGTCATCATCGTATTCTTTTGGATAGTTAGATCCACCGATGTTGATTCGGTTCATTTCAGCGAATACTCCTGATGCGCTAATCTCAACTAATCCAACATCAGCAATCGATCCAGCGGCTGCCATTCCTCCGCCAATTGATTTAATCTTTCCTGTAAATAATGTTCTATCTGTTCCAGTAGCGTTTTCAGTTTTAACAATTACTGTTGAGTTTAAATCAAATATCCATTCAGTGTTTGTTGGGTTGTATAAAGATATTTGAGCATAAGATGATCGTGGTTGTTCCCAGACAACGTTGCGACCATAATTAATTGTAATTTGGTTAATGGTATTGCCCTCATAGGGAACGCCATCAATTAAAACTGTAGTCTGTGGTGTTAAAGCCAACTTTAGTCACCCAAACCAAATCTGTTTCTACCAAGTCCATTAAATGATCCAGCAGTTGTGGCTTCATTGTTTAAAACATTTGCAACTGCTCTAGCAGTTCCAGCACTATCAATTGCTCCATTTACTGTTATGTTATTTACTGTTGTGCCAGCCCTTGCAGCGCCCGCTGCTAATTGTTGAGCGGTTGCTGAAGTCTTATTCATAGATTGAGCAGTATTAGTTCCATTAACGGCAGTGTTTGCTATACCTGCTGCAATACCAGCGCCGGCTAATGCAACTGCTGCTGTACCTACTGACACGCCTCCTGTGGCAAATGCTGAGGCTACGGCCGCTAAAGATGCTGCCGCTTGAATTGCTTTGAATGCTGCAACTAACCCCATCAAAGCAGTTATGTATGTGTAGATTTTTGAAGCAACC